CAGAAACTTCGCACCCGGAACCACCTTGGCAAGACCGCCCAACTTCCCGGCAGCTCCAGCCATACGCGCCAGTCGACCAGCGGGCACGGGAGGCGGAGGAGGAACAGGTGGCCTTGGTGGCATAGGCGGTCCACCGCGACGGCCACCAGCGCCACCCGCTCCGCCACGGCGGCGGCCGCGTCGAGACCGACGCTGATCACCCGGTGCATCTGAACCACCGCCGAAAGCATTGGCATTGACCACAAAGACTTTCTGCGGCTCCGAGCTGCTGCCGCCACCTTTGCCACCATCGCCGTCGCCACTGCCTTCGCCGAACAGATCGAGGATCTTGAGGCCGGTTTCGACAGGATCAAAACCCGTCTTGCCGCCTTCCTCAGACTCATCATCGTCACCGTCAACCTTTTCCTTGACACCGTCCTGAGTCTTGCCCTTGGCTTTATCCTTGCCCTTGAAGGCTTTGAGACCAGTCTCCAGCAGCCCTTTGACAGCACCGACTTTGCCCTCGGGCTTGCCATCGCTATCGCCAGAGTTCGTGACGAAGACCTTCTGAACCTTGTTCGGGTTGCCGCCTAACGCACCGCGACCGAGGTTGAGCAACCCCTTGCCGATTTTGAATGCACCGGCAGCCGACTTGAGGGCTACCAACCCGCCACCGAGTAGCGCAATGGCCAGAACCACAGGCTTGGCGTTATCGGAAAGCGTGGTGAATTCTTTGGCTGTTGCAGTGATACCTTTGGCGACTGCGTCAGTGACCGGGCGAATGGCGTCGCCGATGCTACGCATCGAGTCGTTGACGGCCTGAAACGTCTCTGCCCAGATCTGCGACGAAGCGCCACGCCGCTCGGCCAGGTTCTTGTCCAGAATCCCTGAAGCGTTCTGAGCGTCCTTTTTCAGTTGCTCATACATGCCACGGTTTTGCGAGTACGCCGTCAGCGCAGCCTTGACCTGCATGTCGGCGAACAGATCGCCGGTGCGCAGCGCCTGCTCCAGCGAATCCAGCATCTCTTTCGCCTTTTTCGGATCAGCTTCCTTACTGATCTTCTCCGTGGCCTCCTTCATTTTTTTGGCTTTGGCCGGATCGGTCTTTTCGATGTAATGCTGGGCCAGCGCAAAGCTGGACTCCAGGGTCGACATTCCCTTCTGGATGCCCGTGTTGAGAGAACCCTGATAGTCGATACCAACGTCTTTGTAAGACTTCACCACGTCGGTGGAGCCGATCTTCTCCATCCAGTTTTTCAGGTTGTTGGCCGCCTCATCCGAGCCGCCGGCTGTTTTCATCTGCACCTGCAGCATCGCGCCGAGCTGGCTCACCGAATCCATGCCGGTCACACCGAGCTTGCCCATGCCCGCAAGCAGTTGCGGAAACCACTTCGCCATGTCGCTGGCTTCAAAACTACCCGCCTGGCCCTGCATGGCGACAGCCTCAAGGGCTTTTTCCATCATTTTTGGGTCGGTGATTTTGGCGTTCTGCTGCAGCGCCTGAATCATGTTGGCCGTATCGGTGCCGCTGGCTCCCTGCCCAACCGCGAACTTCGCAGCCACCGGCGCGTAGGACAGCGCCTTATCCAGGCTCATGCCCGCACCGACCAGCTTGTTGACCAGGTCAGCCACGTCATTGCGCGCCATGCCCGTGTCTTGCGAAGTCTTGATCACCGAGGTGGTCAGTTCCGCTTCCTGCGGCTTGTTGGCCACACCGGCCTTGATCGCGATGTCCCTGATGATCGCCTGATAGTCGGCACTGATCTTGGTCGGTACGGCCAATGCGCCGACACCCGCGACGGCGGTGCCGATGCCCGACTTGAGCCCGGCCTTGCCCTGCTCGATCTGTTTGTGTCCCTTGACCTTGAGGTCCATGCTTCTGGCGACACGGTCAAGGGACTGATATTCCTGCCTGAGCTTACCGACCTGAACACCCTGTTTACGCAGCGTGTCGAGATTATTCTCAAGCTTGCGCAGTAAACCAGAGGCCGACGCCGCGCCGCTGTCATGCGCTTTCTTCCACTCATCACGCAGCCGCATGGTTTCGCCGATGGTGTTTCTCAACACCTTGGCCTGATTACCGCGCTGCTCCAGCTTCTTGATGCGGTTCTCAACGTTATTGAAAGCCGCACCCACAGTCGGGCTGACAGCGCCGCCAATCACCAGCCCTAATGCCAGATTGTTCGCCATCACTCACCTCAGATGTTGGGATGGGCTCAGTCCGTGAGCCACCAGATCATGTCCGAGAAAGACATGGACATGATTTCCGCCGACGAAAAGCCCAGCTCTTTTGCAAGCCGCTTGGCCGCCAGCTTCTGAAGTGCAGGTTCAAAGCTCGTCGTCTTGCACCAGACGAAAATAGCCCGCCTGCAGGCGGTTGTAGTCCTTGAGCGGCAGCCGCTCCAGATCCCCGCCGCCCACTTCGGCGAGCGAAGCGAAGAGGTTGATCTCCCGCTGTTCGGCATCACCGTTCGACGCCGCTTGCGCAGCACGCACATCTCGCACGGTCGGGGCTCGCAGGGTCAGGGTGTCCACCTGAACGCTGTTGACCTCTGCAGGCTTGGTCAGCTTCACCGACACACTCTCGGCCGTCAGGGTCATCCACTTCGGATTGGTATTTACTTGAGACACAGGATGTTTCCTTCTATCAGAGGCCAAGGGCGGAACGTTCCGCCGCGAGTTGATCGACACCATTGATCACGCGCTTCATGCCCAGCGCATCGATCTCGTAGACCACACGGCCGTCCACTTCCAGCTTGTAGTACGTGAGCGCGACCGCGTGTTTGATCTCGGCCTTGTCACCCGCTTTCCAGTCCCCCATGTCGACCTCTTTGAGTCGGCCACGCTGGGTTACCACAACAGGGGTGATCTTGCCTTTTAGCCCTTTGAAGGCACCACGGAACACACCATTGAAGGCCGTGCCATCCGCCAGACCGAAGAACTTCAGGGACTCGCGACGCACGCCCGTGGTGGTGAAATTGGACTCTTGCTTTTCCATGCCCATGTCCAGCTCGACCGGCAAGTCCATGCCACCGGCACGGTGTTCTTCAGTCTTGAGCGTCAGCTTGGGCAGGGTCAGGCTGGAAACGTCGCCTTGGAAGCTGACACCGTCCACGAACAGGTTCAGGTTGCTCAGTGTTTCGGGAATCATTGCCATCGTTGCAGCTCCTTAAGCGGCAGAGTCGAGTACTTCGGTCAGCCATTGATTGGTGACTTCAACGCGGAAGTTGGGGTTTTCGGCAGGTGGCACGTCGGTGAATCGAATGTTCCAGAACACCTTGCCCTGCTCCAGTTGGCTGGCCGTGTTCAGCTCGGTGTCCGCGAACACTTCAAAGTTGATGATCGCACCCTGATTTTTCAGGTCACGCATGAACGCCTGCAGGCCCTCAGTAACGTCCTTGATGTAGGTCGCGGTGATCGAGCGGTCTACTGCCCACTTGTGCCCATAGAGAATCGCGTCCATAACGATGTCCATGGTGCGCACGCGGGTGACGAACGCCCATTTTGGATCGCTGCTGAGCGTGCGATTGCCCCACAACCGATAGCCGTCGTCGCGGATGATGGTGGCGATATTGGCGTTGTTGAGCAGGTTGGCCCTGCAAGTTTCATCACCGTCCAGAAACTCGATGGGCCGCTTGGTGCCCGTGATGCCTACGAACTCTTTGTTGGACGGCGAGGCCCAGAAGCCGTACTCCGCGTCGGTCCAGGCGAACAAGCCTGCCACCCAGGCGGAGCCCGGCGCATCTATTGTCTTGCTGGCCGCTGTATCCCAGTACTGGACACCGGGGTCGACCATGAAAGAACGCTTGCCGCCGAAGTTCTTGGCGTATGCCATGACCGCTTCGTCTGTGGTGTTGGGGCCATCGAAGATCGGCAGCGCCCGCAGTTTGTCTGCCAGTGCAGCCATGGCGGTGCCGACCGCCAGGATCGAGCTGTGCTTGGGCGCGATCAGCAATCGCGGCTGGGCATTGAAGCGGCTCTTGCCGTCGAGCAGTGCCTGGAGCCCGGTACGGGAGCCATCTGCTTTCACGCCGCCGATGATGGCGGAGGTCTGCGAGGCTGCATCGTCCAGTTTGGCAACGCCGCACGCAACGATCACCGCCCTGGCCCGCACGTAGATCGCCTGACAGGCTTTGGTGATCGCAGAGTCAGGGCCGAAGGCGGCAATGGCTTCACGCTCGGAGGTGATCAGCACAAGATCATTGGCCTTGGCGCTGTTGGCCGGAGCCTCGGTAAACGTATCGACCAGACCGATGATCGAGGATGTGGGCAGCGAAATAGTGCGTGCGCCCGTGTCGACGGCCGTCATCGTCACGCCGTGAAAGAAGCTCATAAGACGATCTCCAGAAATGAAAAAACCCCGATCAGCGGGGTTATTGGTGGAATGCGAATAGCGGGTCAGAAAACGCCCCGTCATTGCGGGGCGTTAGGTGCTTTGCTGATCGTCGTCGCTGACGTCCTGCGCAGGGGCTTCCGGCTCGGGCGGCTCGTACACGAACGGATTCGCAGGAGGCGTCGGCCATTCAAAGTCCAGCGGGTAGCCAGGCTTCGTATCGAGCTGGCCGAGCTGCACGCGGTACAGACGATATGCATCAATCTCAGCCCTGACAGCGGGCAGCGCTTTGCGCTGGTCGTCGGTCGCCATACCCAGTGCCACGGCGTCCTGCAACTCCTCGTACTGATTGACCAGCTCGTCAATACGCGCAGTGGCCGCAGCCGAGCGGTCGCCACGAGCGCACATGACCTGCACACGAACCAGCTCAATAGGCGTGTCTTGAACCGGGCCAAACTCACCCGCCAAGGCTCGTTCGTACAGCTCTACACCGTGGGGTTCAGGGTCGTGGGGAGAAGCCGTGAACGGTAACTCCCCATGTGTTTCCTCCAGCCCCTCGAAAACCACCATCAATTCGATGGTAGCGCGGGCCTGAGAAGACCAGTACGGATTGCGGGCATTTAATACATTGGACATAGTTAGACCTACTGGATTCGTTGAAAGAGCGTGCGCTCTGTATTGTTGAAAGCACCATGGGCGCGCCAAACACCTATTGCGATAGCGCCGGAGTTGCTGCTTGTGCCATCACCCACAGCAGTGGAACTGAAAATAAGGTTAGAGCCGGGGACTGAAGTGCCCTGGTTAATTGAACTTCCGTAGGCGGTAATGACTCGCGCAAATGCGTATTGCCCAATGCCGGTAAGCCCCTGCGCCGCAACTTTGGCCCCGAGATTCAGGTCGCTGACCAGATAGTAAACCGCACTGTCGGCAGCGCGCCGCATGTAGGGCGCAGCTATGTTATCTCCGGCAAAGCCCACATGCGTGATTGAGTCAGCGACAGGCCGTGTCGCAACGCGCGTGTCAGTTTCGGTCTTTGTGTAAACATCGGCCTTGGCATAAACCTCGGTTTTTAGAGGCCGCTCCAGATCACGAGCATCTGTTTCATTCTTGGTGTAGGCATCGGTAATGCCGTAAGCAAACAACGTGCTGCCGACGTTGGCTTTTTTGGACGGATCAAAGTTGCCGGAATACCAGAGATTCCCGAAGTCTGTGTTATCGACCGCCAACTTAACCTGACCTGCGGACGTATATCCGATCTTGATCAGGTTGTTTAACTGGCCTGCACCCGTGCCTTGCTGGACAGGAACAAAGCCAAGCTTGGTCTGAAGAAAATACGTCGTGTTGTCACTGGCGCGGCGCATATAGGGCGACGCAGGGTCGTTGGCCGCAAGCCCGATGTTCGTGATGCTGTCCGCCAGCGGCCGTTGCGAATCCCGTGCATCGGTTTCAGCCTTGGTGTAAACGTCGGCTTTGGCATAGACCTCTGCCCTTAAAGCCCGCTCGGACACTCGCTGGTCAACCTCAGCCTTGGTGTAGGCATCGGTAATGCCGTAAGCAAACAACGTGCTGCCTACGTTGGCCTTGGTGGCCGGATCAAAGTTGCCCGAATACCAGAGATTGCCTAAATCGGTATTGTCGACCGCCGCCTTAAGCCCGCTACCCGACCAGCCGAGCCTGACCTGATTGTTCAACTGGCCCGCGCCAGTGCCCTGCTGCACGGGAACAAACCCGAGCTTGGGCTGCAACGCCGCCACCCGCGCATCAATTTCCGTTTTGCTGTAAGCATCAGCGATCCCGTAACCGCCCAGGGTGGTCGGGTTGAAACCGGCCATCACCAAACCGCGCCGGTCTACCGTGACCCGGTTGTAAGTTCCGGGCAGAACGCCAGTCGGACCTGCCACTTGCTCGAACGCCAGCGCAGTCGTACCCAAGGTAATTGGCGCGTTTGTGGTCAACTGCCAGAGCGTGTCGAACAACGCGTCACCCTGCTCGACGCTAACCATCAGGTTAGGTGTCACCTCCACGCTCACATCCGCGTCAACAACGCGTAACCAGGCACCACCCGCGACGACCGAGTACAAACCATTATCTTTGCCGCTGGCCTGATTTTTCACCAGTACCCGGTCGCCTGCGACAAGCGCAACGCCGTCGACCGACTGGATGCCAGCAAGGACCACCGGGCCGGTCGTGGCAGCACGAACCGATTGTTTATTGTCGAGCCTGGAAAGCTCTTCCTGAATCCGCAGGTCCACAAAGGAACGTGTGGCCAGCACAACCGTTGGGTCAATACGCAGCTCGACGTTGCTGGTGTTGCTGACCAGCAGGTTGATGCGCACGATCTGCGTGCGCCCAGATCCCTGTGCCAGCAAAGGTTTGAAGGACGGCGCGCAGTTCGCAACCGCCACCAGATCCCCGTCCGTGTCGTACAGGCCAATTTCACGAATCCAGAAGCCGCCCACCTCTGCCGGGATAACCTGCTCGGCGATGATGATCGCGGTGTTGGCTGGATCAACCTTGAGCTGATTGAGCGGTGCACGGCGGCGTTCGTTGATCAGTTTTTTCTGTGAAGCATCGGGCACAGGGTCGGTGCCATTGGCATCCCCCACACCCATTTGAGCTATTTTCCAAGGCACGCCGAGGGCATCGGCGTTGGCCTGCTTGGCCGCACCGACATTAGTCAGGGTGGCAAAGAATTGCGAAGTCTGATCGATCATGCGAAGACATCCAGAGTATCGATAGTGGTTTCACGCCCACCCAGCCCCATATGCCCCGAGACTTCAATGTCACGCGGCACAGGTGGGTAAACATCGATTTCGTCGCCTTCAGAGACCGAAGCGGCGAGGTAGAAACGGCCGGTCGTTTCAAGGCTGATGGCCAGTTCCAGCATGTGACGGCTGACAGGCTTGGCGTCATCGATCAGGGCCGTCAGTTCCTGATACATCTCCTCGGTGATGCCGGTGTCCAGCACCCCCACCTTGAGCGCAAAAGTACCGGGGATTCCCTCAGGTACGGTCTGCCACCACTCCAGGACATCAATGAGGTAGCCCAGCGGCTCAACCACTCGGCGTATTGCACCGATTGTCCCTTTGCGTTCATGGATGAAGAACGACGCGGCGATGGCTGCCCGCTTTACCGGCTCAGACCAGGCTTCATCCCAGCGGTCTACCGACCAGGCCCACGCAAGGTGATAGAGCAAGTGCGCGGGACAGGTCTGTGGGTTGTAAAGCGTGCGCAAAGGGATCTTTGTGACTTCATCCGTGGCAACCTCAATGGCACGCTCAAGCGGGGAACTGTTGAGGGGGAGCAAGCTGGTCATCTCAACTACCCCGCGTCACGGTGAACGCTTCGCACCAGGCGGCCTGCGCCTTGGTCGGGCGGATGTCCGCCCAGCCCTGCAGATCCACCCGACTGACACCGCTGATGTGCAGCTGCGCGTCAATGCCAGATCGAGCCACCTCAAGGCCCAGGCGTCTCCTGGGGTTGATCCAGGCTCCCAGCCGGTTCTTGCATTCAGCCAGGGTGGCCTCGGTCTCAGGCCCGCTTCCCACCATGTGGATGACAGCGTTGATGCGGAAAGGCAGGATCTCAGCGCTCTGAACAATCAGGCGATCCCCCAAGGGGCGCACATCCTCGTCACTGAGGTTGAGCCGAACCGTCTCCAGCAGATCCGCTGACGCCACACCACTGCCTTCCAACGCGAGCACCGTAACCACCACGACTGCCGGGGTTGGGCTTTGCGCTGTAGCGTCGGCCACCTGACCAGAGGCGTTGCGCGCGTGAAGGATGTAACTGTTACGCGGGCCAGCAGTGGTCAGCCCCTCGTAAGCAAGCTGCACCCGCTCCCGAAGCGCATCGTCCTCTTCCATGACAGCTGCAGTAGGCGGCACTGCAACAGGGTCCGCTGCCTGTATCTCCAGACGTTTGAGATTGACGTTGGCTGCCAACTGATCAAGGTCGGCTTTCTGGGCGTATGCCAGCATCAAAGACTTTGCCGCATCGTTGACACGCGCCCGGTTCTGAAGTCGCCTGTAAGCCCCCAGCTCGAGCAATTTGGTGACCGGGTCGCTTTCCAGCAAGGCGCTCCAGTTGTCACCCATGTATTCGCGAAAGGCGGATAGCTCGCCCTGATACTCTTCTTCAAAGTCCAGGTCCTCAAGGACTTGCGGCGCTGGCAGCGCCGACAGTTCAATCAAGCTCACGCCGTCACCTCCAACACTGCATTGTCACCCAGATACGTCCCCTGCACTTCCAAGGTGACCTGGCCGTTCAGGACCGCAATCACCCTGACACGCTCAAGCCTCAGGCGAGGTTCCCAGCGCCCGAGCGATCTGGCCACCTCGGCCTGCACCGCACTTTTCCAGCCATCGTTCACAGGCAGGTCGACAAAGCGCCGGATCTTGCTGCCGTACTCCGGGCGCATTCGGCGGCTGCCGACGGGAGTGCCAAGAATGTCTTCGATGGACTGCCGCAGGTGCGCCAGGCCGGAGACAGGCTGACCGGTACGGCGATCCATTCCGATCATGAATTACTCCAGCGGTTCAAGGTCCGGGTGTGCACGCAGGTACTCCAGCGCGACGGTGTCATCTGCCTGCGCCGTGGCAATGCCCTTGGCGACAGCCAGGGTGCGGGCATCCGGCAGAATCAGCGTGCGCGAGGTGAACAGCGTGTCTCGATACATCCGCCCCGCTACAGCGAGCGCTGAAGGAGGCACGGCGTCCGGGACTGATTCAGCCGTAGGTGTGACCTGGCCGGTTGGTGCTGCAGGTTGATCAACAGAAGTCTTATCGATTTTTACGGTCGCCATGGGTTATCTCCAGACATTAAAAAGCCCGCAGTGCGGGCCGGGTCAGTGCTTGTGGTTGGCAGTGTTGCCACCGGTATCGATGATCTGGCCCCCGCCGCGAATATCACCGGCGACGGCGAGCGTTCCGCTGATCGTGACATTGCCATCCAAGGTGATCGTGGCGGCTTTTGCGGTGATAGCACTGTCGGTAACGACGGCCGAGCTGGCCCCGACCTTGATCGTCACCGTTCCGCCAGGCAGATCAATCGTGTACGTCTTGGCCTGCCAGTCGTAGATCAGGGAGCCGCCGTCGTCAAAGCGCCAGACTTCGACATGGTCGCGGTTATCAGGCTGGGCACCGGCATTGCCATACAGCCCAGGAATGAATGTGCCTTGCGACACGTCACCGCTGGCACTGAGCAACGTGCCCTGCTCACCAAGGGTCGGTGCCCGCCAGTGCCTTGCCTTGCCGGCCGCAACGCTGTGCCAGCGAACCCAGGCGCTGACCCAATCACCATCCGAAACGCGGCATACCGGAGGTGACGCGGCCAGGTCCAGTGCAACGACATAGCAATCCTTCACAACACCGGCCAGCATGCGGTCATGTTCAGCTGAGGCGTAACTCATCACATGTCCTCGGGCGACTGATACTGGCCTTCGTTGTCACGCCCGGTGTCGGGACTGAACGCGAACACCAGAGTGCCGGGCGGCTCATTTGGCCAAGGCCATTCCTCTTCGCCGAGGTAGATGCCTTGGGTCCACTCGACCACCCAGACCACATAACCGTCCAGTTCCGGCCTCGACCAGTCCTGTGCGGCTCTGACGAACTCGGCGGGCTCGATCTCAAGCCCCCAGGTCTGCAACCTCAGCAGAACAGCCAGTTGCGAGGCCGCAAAGGCTGCCTGCTGCTGGCAATGCTCGCGCTCGGACCCCACGATCACCCGTGCTTCAAACCGGGCAATCAAGGCCGTTTCTCCTGTGCCCTGATCAATGCCTGGCTCAAACTCCACCAGTTCGATCAACACAGCCGGGACGGCGACTTGCTGAAGCATATCCGGCATGGTGCCGACATATTCAAGCCCGGCAATCGAGGCCCTGATGTGTTGTTCAATGGCTTCGTACAGTGAGTCAAGATTGAACGCTTGGTCAGGCACGGGCAGTTCCTTTCAGGTACTTCATCAGCTCGTAGTTGAACTCTTGCTTGAGGATTTCCAGCAGGCGTTCATCGGCCTGTTTCACCCAGCTATCGAAGTGGGGCCTCGCCTCTTCCAGAGACACTTTGGCTTTGGCCAACGGAAAGCGGCTGCCATTTTCTTCAATGAACCCGGAGCGGCGTTTGCCTTGCCGCGTTTCGGCGTACGCGCCTGAGTCGAAATGCTTGCTCGCGGTCCGGATCCAGATATCAGGACTGCCACCATAAACCGTTTTGAAGAACGCCCCCTGATAACGGCGACCGGCAACGGATACGCCGGTACGGCTCTGCCGCGCACGGCCGATACGACTGGCAGAAATGGCATCCAGACCGAACCAAAGCTTGCCGCGCATCGTGCCACCGCTGACCGGGTAGGCCCGAAGGCGTTGCCGAACGGCTGCGACCGCGATGCGCTCTTGCCGACCTACCGTTCTGGCAATGTGCGTGCGCAACCAACGAAGCGTCTTGTTGATGGCACGACGCTGAGCCGCTATCGCCGCTTTGGGAACCGCTGCCGCAAAGTCCTTGAACGCGTCCAGATCCGCCGAGGATGGCTGCAACGTGATCATGCCGTCCTTGGCCGATTGCTTGTAGAAGCTGCCCACGCTCATGGGTTAATCCTCAAAATCAACGTCACCAGCGCATCCCCACCAGGCTCTTGGCGGATCAGCGTGTACGTGCCACCACCGTCCTGCACGGGCAGATCGATGCGCACCTGCTGCCGCTCGACAACGCCCTGCGCGTCGGCTACCCGAATCACCAGGTGCGGCTCGCGCAGCCCGGTATTGATCCGGCCCAGCTTGGGTTGCAGCCACGGTGCCGAGAACATGCCCGCCACCTCGCGCCCCTCAATGAACGCCGTGTCGCTCAGTACATCGAACACGGCGTCATCGAGAGTCCCGATCAAGTCACGGAACGCCATGACTACAGCGTCAGGCGGATCTGCGCCCGAGGTCGGGTGCAAAGGTGCAGCGGGTTGGACTGAGCTTCGCCCGCCACGCCCTTGCCGAACGGCAGCGTCTCCAGCTTGCTGTAGTACGGGATGCCCTGAGTGTTGACCGTTTCCATGTAGTCCGCTGGAGCGAAGGCCGAGATGTACAAGTCCGGTACGCCCTCAGGCACGAGCAGCGCCTCGTCGTCATTCACGAAAGCGATACCGGCGACCTTGCCACGGTAGCGCTCCCAGACGATGCCACCGAACTCGAAACTTTCTCGGGCATCACCCCGCAGCTCCGACGCCTGCGCCGAGTTGAGGTAGGTTTCTTTGACCGACTTGTGAACGATCAGCTTGTTCCAGAAGTTCTTGCCGCAGAACGCTCGCGAGCCGGTGCTGGTAACGCTACCGAGTGCGTCCTCTTGCATGTCCAGCGCTTCGCCCGCTTTGACGCGCAACTCGGTACCTGCGTCGTTCAGGCCCATGGTCAGGCTCTGACGCTGGACACCAAAGGCCGAGTAGATGTCCAGCAGCACGGTTTTGCCGTCCGCATCCAGCACCTTCCCATTGAGTGCGCCCATGCGCTGGAACTCGTGTGTGGCGTCGAGCTGGCGGCGTGCACGGGCCAGCCGGGTGTTGATCACGTCCTGAACAGCCTGCAGTTCAGTACGGGAACCGAATGCTCGAATGCCTTGAATCTCATCCGCCCGGATCGTGAAGCGCTCCGGCAGGTGGACGGTATTGAACGGGATCATCTGACGCTTGGTACCGGTGACCACAAGACCGGAGCTACCACGCTCACCAGCCGGGACCAGCGCCAGGGTGTCGCCGTCCTTTTCGATCTGCACGGTCAGGGTCGCGATGCCCTCTTCCTGAAACAGACCGAGGCCACTGATGCGACCGGGCAGGTACGGTTGTTCGTTGATGGCAGCGGTAAGCGTGGCGACGCTGAATGCTTCGTCGTCGAAAATGGCGATATCGGCCATGGGGGTATTCTCCAGAAAAGCGAAACCCCGCAAATGGCGGGGTCGGATAAACGAAAATGAATCAGGCTTGTGGCCGATAGATCGATCAGCGAAGGATGATGAACTGCTTGGCCAGCGCCTTTTCGGCGTCCAGATCCAGACCGGTCAGCAGCGTTTCCGCAACCTCGGCCAGTCGCACGACGGCGCGACCACGGCGAACGATGTCGGACTCAGGAAGCGGCGCGAAAAGAATCGCCGCGGCGATCTCGCTGCCGTCTTCGGCGGTCGGATCATAGGGCGCGAACTCTCCGGAGGCTGCAACCAGACCCAGCAACTGGCCCGCATTCAGGGCCTCACTGGCTGCCACGTTGATCGACTCTCGCGAGATGTTTCCGGCACCTTCGGAGAGAAGGAATTCACCGGCATGGATAGGCTCCATTTTGATGGTCATGGACGTGCTCCTGTTGAGGTCGTTTTCTTGCCACCCTGCGCCGCCCTGCGGGCCGCGTAGATGTCGTGGTGATCGGGTTGTTTGGCCTGAACCTTGGCCGGTGGATCGTCCTGAAGTGGCAGGCTGTTATCGATTTCAAAGCCTTTGCCGCTGCTAACCAGCTTCTCAAACAAACGCGCTTGCACGGCCTGCTTGTCCAGACCGGCGCTGACGAATTCGGCGGTCAGCTCCGGCAAGCGAGCCGCAACACACAGGTCGCGCACACCCTTCGCCTGGGTGATCGCCGCCTGCACCGTCGCGTGATCGGCAAGTTTGGTGGACGCGATAAGCGGCTCGATCAGGTTGTTGATGCCCGCCGCGCCGCAAGCTTTTGTAATCATGAGCGCCAGGGCGGATGCATCGGCCGGTTCAGGATCAGTTGGTGGGTCAGTTCGTTCTGGCTCCGGCTCGGGCTCCACGGCGTTGAGCTGATCCAGCAAGGCCTTAGGCGTCTGGCGGAACCGCTGTATGGCAGCGCCCTGCCCCAGACATGCTTTGACCTCGACTCCCGCCCCGATCTCGTCGGCCAGGCCAAGCGCCAGTGCTTCCGGCGCGGTGAGCCAGGTTTCAGCGTTGACCATGCGCCGCAGCTCGACCTCGTCGATGTCAGGCGACTTGGCCTTGTACGCCGCGATAATGGCTTCCAGCGTCTGGTCCAGCACATCGGCGACCTTGCGCAGATCCTCGGCATCACCGGCTGTGTAGGTCCACGGGTTGTGGATCATCAACATGGCGTTGGAGGCCATGACCATGCGGTGTGCGCCACACGCGGCAACACTCCCGGCACTGGCCGCCAACGCATCGATCCGCGCCGTGCAGCGCTCACCCAGGCGGTTCAGCGCATTGTGAATTGCCAGACCGTCGAATAGGTCGCCACCGATGGTGTTGAACGCTGCCACGATGGGCGACACGCCGTCATCAATGGCTTTCAGGTCCTGAATGAACTGATTGGCCGTGATGCCCCAGCCGCCAATCTCACCGTAGATGTAGATCTCGATGGTGGTCTGCTCGGCCTGGGTTTCGGCCTTGATGCGGTACCAGTTCTGGTCCTCGACCGCCAAGGCAACCGGGGCCTTGTTGAAAATGCGAAACGGCAACAGCGGTTTCATGGGTTCTCCTTCTCGTCGGGGTCCTCATCGAACGCCGACAAGGTGCTGTAGTTGAGGCCCAGTCCACGGGCACGAGCCGCGTCAGCGGCGTTTTCTTCGTCAACGATCTCGGCATCGGTGCCGGTGCGCAGGCACATCTCACTGCGCGAGGCCAGGCCCGCGTTGATTTCCATCGTTCTTGATTGCACGTCCTGCACCGGGTGGATGTAGGACCAGCCTTGCGGCACCCAGCGCGTGCGCAGGTATTCACGGCGGCGTGCCGCGTAGTCGTCCAGTTGCAAAGCACCCGACAACACTGCCATGTCCATCCATGCAGCCCGGACGGGACGGCATAGCTGATGGACGTAAACGCTGAACTGCAATTGCTCCAGACGCCGACGAAATTCGTTGAGCACCACACGGATGGTGCGGTCGTTGACGCCGCGCATGTCGCCGGTCATCAACTCATAGGGCAGCCCCGCACCGGCAGCTGCCGCCATCAGTTGCTGTCGCATGAAGTCGGGGTAGTTGTTGCCGCCATCGGGCGGTGTCGAGAACTCGACCTCCTCCCCCGGCAGCAGCTCCTGCATCGTGCCAGGCTCCAGCGCGACCATCGGCGTGAAGCCATCGCCTCCGACCTTGATGGGCGCGCCCGTCAACGGGTCGAGCATGGGCGGACCGTCAGCAGACGGCTTGCGGATGAAGCCCGCGAACAGGTTGGCCACCTCCTGACGGAACAGGACCGCATCGTCGAAGTTGTCGAGACTGCGCAGTCGCTTGAGCACCGGTGCAAGCCTGGGCACGCCACGAAGCTGGCCGGGCTCCACCGGCTCAAAGATGTGCAGCATCTGGCTGGCCGGGATGCGCACCAGCATGTTGTACCCAGCATTGATCGACGTCATGTCACTGGGGTGTGAGCGATAACACCAGTACGCCACGCGCTTGCCGAAACCGTTGAATTCGATCCCGGCACGGATGATGTTGCCGGTGCTGGTCACCTCAAACTTGTCATGCGGAACGAACTCGGGTGCCAGGCATTGCAACTGAAAAGGCACCGCCAAGCCGTCGTCCATGCGCCTGGGTCGTAACCGGACGAAGCATTCGCCCGACTGCTCGACCGTCCGGGCGATCAAGGCTTGCTGGCCGTAAAAGTCAGTCAGCTGATCGGCATCGGATTCGTCTACCCAGTCTTCCCAGGTCTCCTGAAAAATACGACGCAGTTCCTTGTCCGCGATCCTGGGCTGCGGGGTGATGCCGGTGCCGATCAGGTTGCTTACCCTGCGATCAATGGCATTGGCCGCATACGGATCGTTGCGCACCGCCGCTCTGGAGCGAGAACGCAAGTTGCGCAACGCAGGCATGATCAGGCTGTTGACGCCTGTATCAGGTGCATCCCAGGTGGCAGATCGGCGACCGTCGGCAGCGCCTTCGTAACTGGCCTTCATACGCTCGGGCAGGACGAAGCCGGAACGCGTCAGCGTGGGGTAGCGAGTAGTCACAAGCCCTTGCCCCCATGGTAAAGACGGACAACGCGGGAGCGTGGACCGGCAGCGTTGGTCAGGCTGGTGCGGATCAGATCGCGAGCCTGGATCAGCTCATCAACCGAGCGGTACTCGACCGTCCGATCTGCGTAACGCACGATCTTTTCGCCACGCCCTATCGCTGCCTCGACGGCATCAAGGTGCTTCTGGGTGTAAGCCATATCAACGTCTCTTCAGATAGCCGCTGGTGGAAGCACGGCGTTGCGTGGGTTGCTGGGGTTGCGGAGTCGGACGATCTGGCGCATGAACCGCAGCGGCCACAGGCTGGGGTCGAGGTTCGGGCCTCGGCTCAGGTTTTGGCTCGACACTCACACGCTCGGCCACAGGAGCCTTGGCATGACCGGTGTCGTCGAACAGACCGGCTTGAGCCAAGGCATTTTTGAGCCTGGCCCAGTCGTGTTCCCCATAGCGATGCAGCCCCAAGTAATGCGCCATCGCCAGGCTGTAAACCAGCAGGTCCAACGCTTCGTTGCGTTCAGCCTTGCCCTTCACCCACTCGATGCGCTTGAAGCCTTTGACGTAGCGAGTAACCTTGCGCTCGGCGACGCATTGGGCAAAGAAGTCATCGGGCAAATCCTTGGGGAAGTGCAACGCGCCTGGCCCGCTTTCCAAGTGGTAGCGGTTGTAGATCCAGTCCTTTGCGGTGTCGGTACCGACCATCCACAGCTCCGCGCCGTTGCGCTCGGTCTGGCCTTTCCACGTCACATCCACCAGTGAGGGCCGTTGAGCGATAACCGGCTTGCCGGGTTTGCTTGCGCCTTTGATGGCGAAGACGTTGCGCCAACGCCGAACGCGGCAGAACTGATAGACCTCGTGGGTGTGGTGTCCGCCTGAGTCAACGCCCGTTGCCAGGATCGCCAGGCTAACCCCGCACGGGTGGCGGTAGCGCTCTTTGAGCTTTTCATCCAGCACCAGCCAGGTGCGATCATCGGCGGGATCGCCCATGATCACTTGGAAGTCAACGATCCAGCGCTCCATGCCTTCGCCCCAGCCAACCACCATCATTTCCAGACGGTTGGCCTGCACGTCGACAGAGGCCGTGAGCGACAGAACGCCAGCGGGCATGGTGCCCAACACGTAGTTTTCCAGCAGCGCTCGGGCTTGCAGGACATCCGCTTTGGTTTGCTCTTGTGCGCTGTCCCAGACCTTGGCAAGGCGGGTGTTGTAAAACACCTGCATCGGCTCCAGGTCGCCCCGGTCCTGGGCCTTTTTGGCCTTCTCATATTGCTTGGCAAGTGATGCCCAGCTCTGCCAGCCCAGCGGGGCGTACAACGCGTTAAGGTGAAAACCCACCGTCTCGCCATCGCCCTGGGCATGTGAGCGCCATTCGCCACGGGCGAGCATGTCGCCCTTGTGAAACTCCTCGATCAGCACATCGCAGTCTGGACCGGCGCACTGGTAATGCACGGTGCTGAAGTCCGGCGAGTAAAGCAGGCGTTCCCACTCCAGCGTCTGCATGTGCCCACACGTCGGGCATGGCACGTAGTAGTAACGCTGGTCGCTGGTCGAGAACAAGTCATCAATCCGCGAAGCGCCCTTGATGGTCGGCGAGCTGGAAAAATAAAACTTGGCGTTGCGGCCGAAGGTGCTGCCCCGCGTCTCGGCCAGTTCTATCGGATCACCCTCATCATCGACATCCACATCCCAGCGATCCACCTCGTCGCCGTAGACGAATCGAGCCGACAGCTCAGCAAGGTTCGCCGCAGAACCGGCTGTGGTGGCGAACAACGCCCCACCTTCAAACTCTTTGGTGTCCATCGTGTTGCGGGCGTCACGCGAGCGCGGTGAAGCCACACGTTCGCGCAGGACCGGAGTGGCATTGATGGTCTTGCTGATCCGCGCTGACACTCGCTTCGCCAGGCTCAGGCTGGGCAGCAACGTCAGAATGTTTGAAGGCGACATGTGAATCAGCGCGCCGATCCAGTTCAAAGCGATCTGGGTTTTCATCAACTGCGACGCCACCATTGTGACGACCCGTTTGCAGGGGTGAGCCGGTGACAGGCACCGCATGGGCTCGCGGGCATAGGGTGTCCGGGCCGTTCGATATTGGCCGGGCTCTGCGGCTCCAGTGTCACGCGGGATGCGCATGTACTCATCGGCCCATTCATCGACCCAGAGTTCCGGGTCGGGCTCAAGCCCACGGCAATACGCCTCGCGGTACACCTCGGCACCGTCTGCGTATCCAGTGGGCATAGGTCTATTTCTCGGTCATGGCGTGTTCAAGGTCGGCGGTGGTCATGCGGGCGGCATCCTCAAAGATGCGGCGAAATGCGCCGGTCAGGTGTTTTTCGATTTGCCAGGGGTCAGTCATTGCAGCCAGCTCCGGGGCCAACTGCGGAGAAAGGCCGAACATCAGGTCGCGCACGGTGCGGCCAGCGGTGAAGGCGGCTTTTGAAACCGCTTCCCGCACAACCAGATTGCCTTGGACCTTGTGAAACTCAGCCTCGGCCAACTGCCCGAGGTAGTACTCGCGATGCGCTCGAGACTTCTGAAAGTCCGGGCCTTTGTTTGGGGGCTGCACCGCAGGTGTTTCGGCACTCGGCAGAACTTGGCTGTAAACGTTGCGATCAACACGCCCCTCTTCATGGCGAGCCGCGACAGCGGTCTTGCTCGGATCAGCGGATTCGGCCAGCAGCGCTTCGGTGGCTTCCAGATCAATCTTCCCGTCCGGAGTGAGAACCAAGCGTTCCTGCTTTGCCAGTTTAGAAACGTAGGATTTGGCCCAGCCGCGCCGTGCTGCGAAGTCCGACTTGCTGATCACTGTCATGCTGAAATGTCCTGTTCACCCAATGAACACGGGGTGTTCACCTGTTCACCGCAGTTCACTAAGCTGGTGAACCGTCCGCTAACCAAATCCCGCGAGTCCGCAGCCCCGTATGCCCCGAATACCCCCAGGGTCCCCCCCTCTCTCGGGGCGCACCAAAACAGGTCATTCGACCCGAAACACCGAGATCACGGGCCAGGGTGCGGGTGGCCGTAGGTAGGTCCACGACCTACTTGCTCTGGCTGCGCAGGATCTGGGCGTCGACCTGATCGGCACAGGTGTCGAGCAGCTTGATGGCCTGATCCTTCAGCTCCCAGACGTCGCCGTTCGAACGAAGGTCAGCCTCATCGGCGTTGATGCGTTCGCAAGGAATCAGCTCAGGGGGTTCGATTCGAACCGCTGACATTTTTGTGACCACCACCGGCTTTGCCGCGCAGGCCGTCAGGCAAAGGCTGAGAAGCCCAATCACGAACGGGCTTGCTATTGCGCTTGAGGTCTTCAAATTCTTTCCTCGCCTGTTTGGCTTTGCCTTCACTGGCCTTGAGCCGCTTGCTCAGATCAGCCTGGTAGTCGGCATTACGCTTGGCTTCTGCCCGTAGCGTGGTGATGGTCGCCTCGCTCTCTTTGTTGGCCGCGATGGCTTCGTTCTTGCTCTTTGTCTCAAGTTGCATGGCACCGGTGATAGCGAAGACCCGGTACTGCTGAATGCCGACGAGCAGTACACCCACCAGCGCGATGATGATTGCAGCGGCGATAGCCTTCATAGTGAATCCACCTTCCGGCCAATGAAGCGGGCCACCAATTCGCGAATGGCCGTAACGCCAAGAAAGCCAATCGTTCCACCTGCAGCTACCGACAAGCTGGGCGGCCAGGTCATCCACTCAATCAGGCTGGACGCAACTAGACTTAACGAGCCGCAGATCAGCGCTTCGAACAAGATCCGGCGCTTACTGGTTTCTTTGGCGTCGTAAAGGATGCGCAGTAGAGAGACGACGATGGCCATGATCATGCCCTGCCACAGTGGATTTGAAATGGCCGCCACGATCCTGGCCCACGTATCTGGTTTGTCGGGCATGGTGCGCATCCGGTTACCCCCTTAGGGGTGAGCTGAAAAACAAAAAACCCGGCGCATTGGCCGGGTTTGATGGTTGGTGCTTGAGCCGCTATGCGGTCGCACCTATCGAAGATGACTACTTTTTACAGGTGGATTCCGGTGGCAGCAAGCCAGTATTAATGCCACCGACGAATATGTAGGCAACACAGCACCAACGCCCCGGCAATGTAGACGAATACACTCAATCGGCTATTCGCTTTTTTGCCCCTGTCCCACTGTCCCACTAGGCTAGAGACAGGTGGGACGCTTGAAGCCCCCGAAAACAATGCGTTGTCCCACTGTCCTACCTTTATTGTTATTTCTCCGTGTAAAGAGAGAGTATTTAAACGCACGCTGACGCGCGCATAGCGCGCGATGGTGCCCGCTACGCTACATGTGGGAATGCTGGTTAAAGGTGGGACAGTGGGACGGAGCAAGGCAGACGGGGCTGTAACCCGTCCCACCACGTAGATAGGCAGTGGGACGAGGTAGGACAAGCGGGAAATGGCGAGAGCCCTCAAGCAGCCTTACCCCACAGCAGCCCCTGAATGCTCAGGTGTGCTTGATGCAGCCGGTCATAGTAGGTCTGCCGACTGCAGCCGCAGTGGGTGATTTTTTGATGCAGGAAACTGTCGCTGTTGCAGTAATGCTCACGCACGACCAACGCCAGCTCGGGTGCCAGGTGCTTGTTGACGATCAGCTCAATGTCGGCAGACTCATCCAGCAGCACACGGCTGCCCCGCGTGCCGCGTATCAGCTCGCCCTTGCACTCCATCAGCATGGCGATCATGTTCCCACCCGAAGCGGTTCCACCCTGCGAAGGTGAATGCAGGTCTTCAGCCCAGAGTTTCAAAATCGCATCAATTCGTTTAATCATCGAAACAAGGCTCATCAAACTTCTCGACAACCAGATCTGACGCCCGGCCCCAGTTCGCGGGCTTTTTGTATACCCACTGTCGCAAACCGCTCTTCGAGAGCACCGATGAACGCGCCCGCTTCCACCCCAGGCGGTGCATGATTGCGCCAACGCGCATCTGCTCTGGCTTGCCCCAGTGCCCAGCATCAAGCTTCAGCGCTGTGCCCAACAGCTCGTTACCGCTAGTGGTTTCACCGATCTGCGACTCTTCCAGCCAGTTCAGAATCAGCCCTTCCCACTCGTCGACCACGAAGCGCTCGTCCTGTGCCTCGGCGAACATGGAGGACTCGTCGCGATTGACCCACCATATCTCGCCTGCCTGGAAGCAAAACATCGCCTCAGCCCATAACTGATCACGCATGTCTCGCAGTTGCTCAAGTTCGACCTTCGTACACGCAACAGGCCAGTAGCGTCGGTTGCCGGTCGCGTCCTTCAGATATTCTTCTTGGTTGGTCGTACCCACGAAAACACACTGGCGTGGCACGTCGTTTGTTCTACGGCCATAGCTTTCTCGGTAGGTGTCTGTCGAAGCAGAGAAGAACTGCTTGGCCTTGGTACTCTCGGCCTTGTTGAAGCTGTCCAGCTCACCCAGCTCGACAATCCACTTGCCACGAATGGCCTGAAAGCCATCCTTGTCGCCGAGCGCAAAGGGGGTGTCCATGAACCAGTCGCCCCCGAGGATGCTCATGGCGGTTGACTTTCCAGCGCCCTGTGCGCCTTCAAGAATCAACACCGAGTCAGCCTTACAGCCAGGCCGCATTACCCTTGCGACCGCCGAGATCATCCACCGCTTGCCGACCTTTTTGACGTATTCAGAGGGTTCGACCCCCATAACATCTATGAGCCATTGCTCCAGTCGCGGCACTTGGTCCCACTCAAGTTTCTGCAGGTACTCACGCACTGGGTGGAACGCATGGTCGTGGGCAACAATGCTCACCGCCTCGATGACGCTGGATGCCTTGACTCGAAGGTTGTAGACCTGGGCCAGCCACTTCATGACTCGCATATCATCGATATCAGCCCAGTCGCCGGTGCCACCGCCGTAAGGCGCGGCCCTCAATTTGACGATCTTGGAGCTGAATGCACTGAAGCTGATCACTCCGGCCCAGCGTTCGTCGTTACCGAGTATCAGTTCTATGTTCTGCATGTGAGCGATGAGCGCGCCGTTCTCACTGCGTGCGAGCTGGTCTTTCCAACCACCTGCCGCTGGGGGCCTGACGACCGCTAGCACCTGACGGCGGACGGCCTCTAAACCCTCGGCGACATGCAGATCGTTGAAGTCAGTCCATTTGTCATGACGCTCAACCGAGAAGATGGGCGCAACCACCTGACCACCAACGATCAGGGCGGCGTTGGTAGCCTTTTCCTCGCCTGGGTTCCAAGGCTGTCCATTCGGGCGCTTGGTCTTCCAGTCATCGTCGCGGCAGATGATGATTGGTCGACCAGGGAGACGGTCACGCATCAGCTTGGCGACCGCGAGCAGGTTGCCTGCATCAAAAGCAATGGCGACCCCATATGAAGTCGCCATGTGCAGGCTAGCGCCCGTGGCATACCCCTCACAGATCAGTAACGGCTCACCCGGCTCAGGCTCGGGGCCGATCAAATGAAACGCACCCTCCTTTGACATGCCGTAGGGCCAGTAGGATTTGTCACGCCCCGTATCCTGTTGCTTTTCCGGGTAGATCACTTGCAGGCCGACTATCTGATCACGGGCGTTGCTCATCGGAACCAGCACAGCACCTGAACGCGGCGCGTAGCGAACACGAAACCCTACGATCTGCTTGCGATCCAGATAGGCGCTCTTGCCTTTATCAGGCATGCGTTTGAACATGCCCGCCGCCCGGCTGGCAGCACGACGGGCAGCATTGGCAGCGACCTCAGCTGCGCGGCGCTTCGCGTCTTCCTGACGAGCGCGCATGACCTCACGCTCTTCGGGCGACATTCGACCCGCCTTCACCTTGATCTTTTGCGTCTCACCCGAACGCCAGTCTCCAAAACTGCCGAAGATCAGCGACTCATTCTTTTCGGTCCGATGCTCGTGAATGACATACCAACCGTTCTTTTCCTTTCCCTTGTCCTGGGATGTCTTGCAACGGGTCAACTTGCCGAACACCAACGGTTGAGCAGGCTCAAGGCCATAGTCAGCGAATTGCCCCAGCACCTCATCGAGCATGACGGGCCTCACGCAGTTCCAGCAAAGATTGGCAAGTCAGGCATTGCGTGCAACCGGGCAAGACAATACGTCGTGCATCGGGAATAGCCTCTTCACAGGTTTCGCAAAAAAGAAACGAGTGAAGCGTGAGTACAGGTTTGGCCGCACGCCGAGCAGCGAGGGCTTGGTCTATGCGCTCTTGCACCAGGTCGTTAGCAAAGTCGGCAATGTCAGCCATGATCAGTACCCCGCGTCGTCTGATTGACGTAGGAGGCGCGGTTGAACAACCCGAGCAAGCCCTGAATGCTGCGGAACACCTGCAGACGTATCTCAGCCAGTTCCTGATCGCTCACGACACCGTCGCCAATGCTCTTTGCCCACGTCTCAGCAAGGTTCGCGACCTGATAGAAGTATTCTGCAATGCCCGTGGTCAATGTCTCCGGCATGTCGTTGGTGTAAGCCTCTGCCAACTCCTGCCAAGTCGTATCACCGACCAAGGCATGCACTGCGTCCAGAATGCGGCGATCCTTGGTCAGCTCCAGGATCTCCCCGAACTCCTGAATGTTGACGGTGTGGCTCGGGTGAGTCGGTGAAAGCTTATGTTGCAAGGTGGTGGGGTTCCTGCCGGTGGTGACGGCAATTGCAGCAGCGCCACCGGGATAGTCCCTTGCAGCATGGTAAAGGGCCAGGTCGAGCGGCAGGATCTCCCGCTGCGCCCGTTCAACACAACTCAGAGCAATTCGGCTCATGGCATTAATCCTTGAAAGTTGCCAGTGCCGCGCAGCATGTAGTGGTGATACATTTGCCGCGTGGCTTGAAAGGGTTCACACGCCGGTCTTACCGGCACCGTGCCGAGGCAAACGATCCGTCGTTTACCTCTGGCGCAACAGCTGCCCGCTCTGTGGTGGAAGAGGCAGCAACTCAAGGCATCCGTGCCTTGAAAACGCGATGAAGACCGACGGATTGCATGTGGTGTGCCCGTCAAACTTGATCGCGGCCCGGCTCCGCTGTGGTGGCGCGTGCTGGGGGAAACTGGGCGACCCATGGGTCGCCTTTTTTCTATGCAGCTTCAGGAACAGGTAGGGCGGGCGGGAAAACATCGTCAAGCGAGCACGCCGCTCCGAGCTCGTTGAGGGCAGCCGTTATAGCGCGGCACTCTGCAAGTCCTGCGGTACGCCTACCCGCTTCGTAGTTGCTTACACGTGTCTGAGTCCAACCTAAAGCAGCCACAAGGTCTCGCTGTTTTATGCCTGCCGCCTCTCGAAACTCAGCAATCCGATTCAGATTCATATGATCGTCTCCGTTAACACACTGCCATAATAAGCACGCTACGTGATTTTTTCAACACATTAAGAGCGATAAAAAGATTTCATTGCGTGGTAAAAAAAGCACATGAACACACTTGGTCAACACATCAGAAAACTCAGAAAAGAAAAAGGCCTGAGCCAGCAGGCTCTGGCTCATGCGTGCGGGTGGGAATCTCAGTCCCGGATCGGCAATTATGAGAAAGGAACCCGCCAACCCAGCCTGCAAGACATCAGGAAAATCTCAGACACATTAGGCGTTTCTTTTGTCGACTTAGTAGCCTTCACTGATGACAACGCTCAGCCGCTCGTCGTCAAACTCAAGGACTCAGCACCCAGGCTTACTGGGAAAGCAAAGGAAGGTCGAGTGCCGGTAGTAGGAACCGCCCAGCTGGGCAATGAGGGCTACTTTGACGCCTTGGACTTCCCACCCGGTCATGGGGACGGCTATCTAAATATTCATAGCGATGATCCGGATGCCTACGGACTGAAAGTCACAGGCGATAGCATGTTGCCACGTATCAAGAACGGAGAATTCGTGCTGATCGAACCGAATAAAAGTTATGTAAGCGGCGATGAGGTCATGGTCCGTACCGCAGCCGGAAGGACGATGATTAAGGAATACATCTACCTGAGGGACGGGATGTACCGATTTGACAGCGTGAACGCGGAGCATCCGCCTATCCACATAGCTGAAAATGAAATTCTCGAAATACACCTCGTTGGCGGAATTCTGAAATCATCACGATTTTTACACACCGCAACCGAAATTTAAGCACAATACGTATTGACACAAAAAGCACACTGCGTGATATTTGCCTCACTCTTCCACCACAGAGCGAGGCAATACCATGCACACCACAGCAACCCTGCACGTCCACCCAAAGGTCACTGACCCGCTGCGCGTCTTCGAGGTTCGTCACCTAGCCATTGTGGCCGGCTGCACCTTCATCACCAGCAAACCAAAGAAGCCAGCCCGTGCCACCCCTTCACCGTTCGATCCGAACGACGGGGGGCGTGCAGCATGAGCAAGTACAAGCTCGACGCTAAAACACTGACCTTGCTCAAAGCGCAGGCCAAGCTGACAGAAACTTTCAACCATACCATTCGCTCCGCAAAGAGCGGTGCACTGCCCTTTCGCCTCAAGGTCGAACACGCCTCGATGGAAACGCAGTTCAGGGTCGAGGTAGGCAGTCAATGCCACTCCCTGACACTGCCAAACACCACGACGATGCACCTCCAGTTGGCAGATTTCATCGAAGAGATAGCCAACGGCCTGCTCGACTTGGGCACCTCCACGGGAAAGCGTCGCGATGGAAATTACGGCGTCCTTGACGAGCAACTGAGTCTGCGGGTTTTCGATCTGGTACGCCGGGGCGGCATGCTCAGCCTGGACGTTGGCCTTGAACAGCCGATTCATGTCTCGATTCATCGCAACAGAACCCGTACAGCAGCAACAACCCTTATGACTATCGGAGTCAGGCAGCCTCGGACCAAGTGCTTCACGCTGTCCGGTCCAGATGCCGAAATCCATGAAAAGGTTGTCGAGTCCATCAATCACCTGGCCAGCATTGCGACTCCCGCAATGCAAGCGGCTTAGGAGGAAGCATGGAACGCACCTTAGCTCAGACCGCCAAGCAACTTGGGATCAGCAGACCAAAGCTCATCGCCATGATGCGGGAAAAGGCGCTACTCAATGAACAGAACCTTCCCGCCTATCCAACACGGGACCGCGAGTACATGCGTGTCAAGGACAGTAGCTGGTTCCATCACCAGTCGGGCATGCAATACAGCCAGTCAACCAGGGTAAAGCAGCCCGGCATACGCTGGCTCGCTGAACAACTAGGACTGGCTGTGCCTGAAATACCGGCCGACAAACGTGACGTGGCCTAGGCAATACGCTCGCCAGATCGTCGCGCTGCATACGCGGGAGGAACGCAATGCAGCGCTTCTTGAGGTTCCTGAACACCTGCGCGAGCTCACCAAACGGCACTGCCTGAACAGTTGGAACCACCCCAAGCGGAGAAGACCGAATGAACCAAGAAGCGATTGACCGTTTGCTGATTGACTTGCTGCGCATTCCGCCAGAACAGCGCACTCAGAACCCCAAAGAAGCTGCAGCATGAAGGACCACAGCCAGAATCCACTACGTCTGATGCCAGCACCGGAAGCAGCCACCGTTGAACTGCTGTATCGAACCTTCGGAGATGTACTCATCCCCCTGGACAAGCTGCGCGAGCAGTACTTCCGAAACCTCAACGAACGGTCGTTTGTAGCGGAGATTGAGAACGGGCGAATCCCGCTCCCGATCACCACCTTGGACACGAGCCGCAAAGCACCGAAGTTCGCGCACATTCGGCACGTCGCAGCTCTGATCGACATCCGCGCATACAAGGCCGATGAAGAGATGGGCAATTCTCAAACTGAATCCGGCTCACCGACATAACCAAAACGGCTGCCACCACCAGTCGAGCAACCTCACCAGGAGCACACCACATGACTACGACTCAAATCTGCGTGTTGATCGGACTCATCATTTCAGCCGGCCTGCTTTTGTGGTTTGGCTACATGATAGGCCGTAGCGACGGCATCAAAGTTGGAATCACGAAAGCCGAGCAAGTACCCCGCGCACAAGACGTCTTGGCGATCCATGAGTTTGAAACATCACTAAGGCTGATGCGCACAGAGAATGAGCAATTGGCGCGACACTGCGAAAGACTCCAGCGGGGTATGGCGTTTGGTGCGCAGGAAAGAGACGTGCTGAACGAAATAGCCGAGAAACTGAGAATCGCTGCTGAGACCTTCAGCGCGTTTCGTACCGGCAAAAAGCTGGAGCGTGATTGCCTGACGCTCCGTCAGCAGGCGTTGCAAATGGCTGAAGCGCTCGTATCAGACCAGCAGGTGAACGCAGCATGAACCGACCTATCCCCCTGCTGCGGCTCAGCCCGCAAGCTGCTGGCGACCTGCACCAGCAGCACATCAAAGCCATAGCCGAACTCCGTGCTGCGACCCGCTTCAACAAAGAGCTGTACAATCGACTGAGGTCGATGATTGGCCCTGACGCTTTGCGCACCTTGCGCAAGGACGTCGAGAACGCACTGCTACTGGCCGATCTAGTCGAGGAGAATAATCAGGCGCACATGCTTTACGTTGTCTGCGCAAAACCACAAGCGTCCGTTGAATCAACATGCAACCAAGCATCGGAGGAAAGCGGCGGTGATCGCTCACAGGCTGACCATCAGGCTCAAGCCGCTTTCCTCCGCAACAGCAGTTGGAGCGCCACACAAAAAACAAACAGTCACTGCTGCACAGCAGCAGGCATTACTGCTCTTCCCAGCAGCACCACCGAAGCGCCAGTACCCCACGAAAAGCTGCGCGAGGCAGCCACTCATGATGCAACGCTAATCGCTCAGAATCGCCCGCCCGCGCAGCCTGTGGTGGGGGGTAAGACCCTGTCGCAGATCTGTGACAGGCCGCTCCAGTCTGATTGCCCCGTGGAAGAGCTGTACCGCTTTCCCAACGATCATGAACCCAGCCTTTCAGATGTTGGACTGAGATGCACGAAGTGCGGCCTGCAGGCCAGCGCGACGGTAGCGAATGAGGTGAAGCCATGAGCCGCACGGGAGCGCGTGACAAAGCGCGCAGGCAACTTACCGAGACGATCGCAGTGTTGAGCGACAGCGTGGCCCTGCTCGGTAAGTCACGCACACTGGTCGGGAATGTCGGCACTCCAGATGCAACTCAATACCTTGCAGATTTGGATGCCTTTTGCGCCCGTCTCTTTCCTGGCCAAGTACACCAACACCCCGATAATTTGGCCGTCGACAACTTCGCTGCAGCCATGAAAACAAAGCTGGCTGAAGCTCGCGCTAAAGGTCTTCGTGGCTGGAGTGAAACCAGGGTGCAGGATAGAACGCTGGCAGAGATGTTGGTCGGGCATATTCCCAAGGGAAACCCTGGCAACTTCGAGGACATCGCCAACTTTGCGATGATGCTTCATCAGCGCGACGCCCACCCTCGGGAACTGACATTCGCCTATAACGCGATGCTCAGCACAATTGCAACCAGACGGGTTCAGAGCGGGCCCGGTAACACGGCCACGCCCAACACAGCGATGACTAAAGAGCGCCCCATACTATTCAATGGGCCGATGACGCACGCATTACTGGCGGGCCAGAAGACAGTAACGCGCCGGTTGGTGGAAACGCCTCCCCGTACTCCACACACGGAGCTTGCCGAGGGACGTGGAGCGCAAACGGCAGGTGTACACAAGGATGATTGCCCTTACGGCCAGCCAGGTGACCGGCTTTGGGTACGCGAGACATGGTTACCCTGCCCAGACGCAGGTCATGAGTCTTGGAGCAACCACACCTTGAGCTACTCAACGTGGGTGAGGGCAGGCAAAAAAATCTGCGATGTTCCAGCAGCCCTTCGAAAACCGAGGCACTGCATCTATCGAATAGATGTAGCTGGTGATTACCATCGTTCTAAATGGCGCCCCAACATCCACATGCCGCGCTGGGCGTGTCGGATTCTGTTGGAAATAACAGATGTACGCGTCGAACGGCTGCAAGACATTACGCCAGAACAGGCCATTGCCGAGGGCGTATTGAGCTGCCGCGACCATCTGGACCCAGATGGCATTGGTTACTCGGGAGAGGAGCTGTTCTCGATTCTATGGGTATCGCTCAACGGGCACGAGAACTGGAACGTCAACCCGTGGGTTTGGGTGGTTGAGTTCAAGCAGGTGAAGCCATGAATACGCACAACATAGTGAGTGTAAGCGGTGGCAAAGACAGCACTGCTACCTTGTTGGTGGCAATCGCCCTGGACACTCCCAACTTGCAGGCCGTCTTCGCAGACACCGGCAACGAGCACGACCAGACCTATGAGTACCTCGATTACCTCGCCTTGGCCACGGGTGTAACTATCACCCGCGTTAAGGCTGACTTTACCCAGCGCATCGAAGGCAAACGCCGGTTCATTGAAACCAAATGGCGCGAGCAAGGCATTGATGAATCGGTGGTGCAGGCGGCGCTGGATGTGCTGAAACCCACTGGCAATCCGTTCCTTGACCTGTGCATCTGGAAAGGTCGCTTTCCAAGTCGCAAGGCACAGTTCTGCACCATGGAATTGAAACGAGACCCGATGCTTGCACAAGTAGTATTTCCATTGATGGGCAACGGCAACATGATCATGAGCTGGCAGGGTGTAAGATCCAACGAGTCTATAAATCGAAGGTATTTGCCCGAATGTGATGAGGTCGGCGGTGGGTTGTTCAACTACCGGCCAATACTCAAGTGGGATATTCCTGCTGTATTTGAGGCGCACCGCTACATGGGTATCAAGCCGAATCCGCTCTATTCCCAGGGGATGGGTCGGGTTGGATGCATGCCCTGCATCAATTGCCGCAAAGACGAACTGCGAGAGATCGCTTTACGTTTCCCCGAAGTGATTGATCGCATAGAGCGCTGGGAAAAGATCACTCAGCAGGCGAGCAAGCGAGGTGCTGCCACGTTTTTCGCAGGCTCAAACGCCAAGCACCCTAAAGGCTCGATTGCGAACATGAGTGCAGTCCAAGTTATGGAGATAGCGAGCATCCGGCAAGCGGTCGAATGGTCTAAAACGGCCAGAGGGGGTATCCAATATGATCTAATGATCGCGACGGACGCGACGGCATGTTCCAGCGCATACGGTCTATGTGACGCGGAGTCAGTTGACCAAAATCACCTACAAGCCCACTTGGAGGAAGCTGCATGACAGACTTGAGCGCAGATTCTGACAGTGCAGACCTGCTACTAACACTTCGCGCACTGGTGACCGAGTTGCGAGCGCCAAGGGTTTCAATTGAAGACGAGTTGTGGACATTCGATGACATAGCCCAGTACCTCAAGCTTTCTCAGTACACGGTAGAAAGGCGAGTAGTCGTTCAACCTAGCTTCCCTGATGCATTCCAACCATGCGCGACCGGAAAAGGCTCCAAAGCAGTAAAGCGTTGGTTCGCAGGTGAGGTAATCAAGTGGGCACGCCAGAACCGTGCCAAGCTTCCGAGTGCACGCAGCACCCGACGTGCTGCATGACGTGTGTGTTTGCTGTAATAAATTGATGATGAATCTGCAGAAGATTTGACCAGTCCGCGGCAAGGAGTAATGGTCGAATACGAATGCTGCGACTTGCAACGATTACCAAAATGCTGCCCTCCCCAAGGGCAGCTGAAGATAGCGATTCTCTGCAACAGAGATTTTACTTCATACCGAGTCACTTCGAGTCAGACCGAGGCTCAATCCTTTCGGCAGATTCTCAATGGCGATAAGGGCTAGATTATCTGTAATGATCCGGTCATCAGTTAATATAACAAACGACGGCGACCATAAAAGGGCGTCTTTATCGAACTCGTAGACCAACTGCTTGCTAACCTTTCCTTGAATCTTTAACCTCGACACTAACTGGGCCGCCTGAGCCGCCGCCCCAGCCAGTTTTTCAAGAGCTGTATGTAGTATCTTCTCGTCCTTGCCTCTGAATAGAAATGAGATTTGGCAACCATCTTGATGCGAGTGAAAATCGAGAATCGGGTTACGTCTGTCAGCCATCCGAGTAAGTAGCTTCCGAAGCCACGCATGGATTCCGGCAAACGTTACCTTGCCCGCTTCAGTAGCGAAAGCCTTGACGAAAGGATTCCAGACGAGAACAACGTATGGGAGACCTATCACAATTAGCTCTTGTAAAGATTGAGCTGCGTTGTGAGAAAGATTTCGACGGTCGATTCTTGTAGGAGGATCATTCGTAATCTGGTTCAGCCAATTGTCATCCACATCTCTTGCATCCGTTCCAATCTGGATCCTCAAGTCATCTGGCAATCTGGGAAGGCGTTCAGGCGGAGTTACCAGTTCACCAGCATCTATGCCCAGGCCACGAAAACTTAGAACATCTCCGCCTGCATAGTAACCTATTACAGCAGCCACGAATTTACGCCCAGCGGCACTTTCAAAGTAAGCGCTTTCCAGCAACTTGCCCTTAGGACATCCTGGGTCATGGTTATGGAGGAGGACGAATGGTTCGAGGTTTATTTGAGCAACCAATTTCTCTGGATCGACGTCGACCTTCAACAAGCCATCTAAACTACGGGCATCCGTCCAGATCACTGCTTGTACGATCTCGCCGAACTTTCCCGTCTTATGACGTTTCTCGGCTGCTTCAGCCCATGCGAGAGCAGCAGGTGTGTCCTGAATCAAATCAGACATTGGGTCCCTCCTTCCGATGTTGAGTACGAATAGCAATAATTGAAGAGGATCGGCAAATCAAAAAAATTGTCATTGCAAACTCAATCGAGACGCGCCGCCATCTCAGCGGCGGTCGCATTATAGTACACCATCAAAGACCGGGGATCTTTATGCCCTGTGATACGAGCAAGATCCAAAACATCAACCTTGCGAGCGAGCCGGGTTGTTGCCTCATGTCGGGTGTCATGGAAATGAAGATCAACAATATGTAACTCATCTCTAATTTTTCTAAACATCGCATCAGCGGACGCCGATCTGAGTCTGAACACTAAGCTATCGCCAGTCAGATTACCTATAAGCACTTCTAACAACGCGCCGGCCCGCCGCGTCAAAGGTACGTTGCGGCTATCTCCGTTTTTGGTCATTTCCAACCTTACGTACCTGTCCTTGATATGCACGTCTTTGACCTTTAGACCGAGTATCTCACCCTGCCTCATCGCGGTTTCAAGTGCCAGCAAAAATGCGTAGGCCAGTTCCTGCTGTAGGGTAACCGGCGCAACACCCTCAATGAATCCCAAGCGGTTGATGAGCGCACTCTCTTCGTATGCAGATACGCGCCGATCTCTAGGCCTACCATTGCTAGGTCGTTTGACATCCCGTACGGGATTTACCGTGCAGCATTTCCACTCCCGCTTGGCAATCTCAAAAACAGACGACAACAGGGTCATGTCGCGCCGGACTGAGGGACTGGACACCTTTTTCAGCCTGAGATCGCGCCACTCAGCGATCTGGTCCGCAGTGATGTTACCGATCAGCTCACCCACGAACTTCAGCTCATTGTCCATCTTATCCAAGCGCAGCTCTTCCCAGCGCTGACCGGCCTTCGTGGTCGACACGTCGCACTTGTATCGTCTCAACGCGTCCGATAGCGTCAT